AGAGGCGGCGTACCACCGGTCGGCAATGCGACCGGTGGCACCCAGGCCCAGGGCGGCAACGGGGGCACTTCGCCGTCGGGTACCCAGTTCAACGGTGCCGAAGCTGTCGACACGGTGCTTGCCGTTGGCGGCAAGGGCGGTGAGGCGGGCTCCAGCACCCCCTGCTACGGCGGCGGCGGTGGTGGTGGTGGTTACCACCCGGGCGGTGGTGGACAGGCGGCAGCGACCGGCTATGCGCCCGGTGGTGGCGGTGGTGGCGGGTCGAACTATGTCGGCGGGCTGACCGGAGCCCAGCCCGGCGGGCAGCAGGGGACCGGTGGTACCGGGAACGGATCGGTCACCCTCAACTACCTGTCGTCTGGGGCAAGAAATCAGCCGCCGACCCCGCCGTCGGAACCGGAAATCAACGACAAGGCCGCCGAGGAAGGCCACCTCACCAAGTCGACCGGCAGTGTGAAAATCGACGCCCTGGTCAACGACCCGGATTCGGGTGAGGAGGTGTACCTGGTCGCTCGGTGGTCGACCTCCAGTACCTTCACCACCCTGGCCGGGTCGACGATCTCGAAGAAGGTGGCCCGCAACCACCGGGTGGCGGTCACCCTGACCGGGCTGAGTCAGAACACCCACTACTACGTCCGGCTGTACACCAAGGACGAGCACGGGCTGTACTCGACCAGCTACAACACGGTCGACTTCTGGACCAACCGGAAGTCGTTCACCTCGGACATGACGGTCAACACCCAAGGTTCGGGGATGACGTTGCCGTCGTTGTCGTCGGCGACGTTCTCCTGGATTCACAACGACCCTGACCCGTCCGACTACCAGACCGGGTTCGAGCTGCGGTACCGGGTTGCTGCCTCGTCGGTGAGGCCTGTCGGGGCCTGGAAGACAGAGAAGCACGATGTCGGGAAGAACCTGCCGCCGAAGGTGCCCGGCCCGCCGTCGTCGGCGAAAAACGAGTGGGTGTTCGACCCGGAGTTCTTCAAGGGCAACACGTTCTACGAGTGGCAGGTCCGGACCAAGGACGGGCAGGGCCTGTGGGGTGACTTCGGAGCCGAGCTGTTCACCTTCTTCGTCTCCTCCACCTCGGCTCCGCCCCGGCTGCTCACCCCACCGCACCTGACCCCGGTCGACATGCAGAAGCCGACCACGTTCACCTGGCGGTTTGTCGACCCGGAGGTGGGTGACACCCAGAAGAAGGCCGACCTGCGGTACCGGGCGATCGGTCACACCAAGACGTTGAGCACCGGTCTGAGCGAGGGGCCTGGTGAGTGGGTCACCCTGTTAGGTGACCTAACGCCCGGGGTGCCGGGGCTGGCTCGGAGCTGGACGTTGGAGCCGGGTCGGTTTGTTGACGGCTACACCTACGAGTGGGAGGTCCGCAGCTACGACACGATCGGGGCGACCATTTCGGACTGGTCGGACCCGTTCCGCTTCTATGCCATCAACACCCCGGGTGCTGAGGCTGGCGGTTTGCCGGTCGGCCAGCCAACCCTGGTGCAGGGGGAGCTGGGCTGCGGCAGCTACCGGGTGTTCATCTACCAGCAGGGCGGTCAGATTCGGATCGGCGAGGTCGAGCCGATCGACCGGATGAGCTTCAAGCGGGTCCGGGACGACATCAGCAACTGTCTGGTGCATTCCAGCGGCTACTCGGTGGACTGTGGGGCGCTGTACGGCACGGTCCGGTCCTGGATTCATGAGCTGGTGGTGTTCCGGGATGGGGTGCGGGTCTGGGAGGGTCCGATCACCCGGATCACCTACACCACCACCTCGGTCGAGTTCGAGGCCAAGGATGTGATGGCCTACGTCTACCGCCGGATCATGCGGCAGGGCTACAACGACGCCTACCGGCTGACCCGGGACAACCCGACCGGCATTCCGGACGAGTATCTGGGTCTGTTGAGCGCGGTCCGCCGGGCCACCATGATCATCACTCAGGCGCTGGCACCCTACGACCCGAACGTGCTGCCCTACCTGACCGCCATCGAGTACCCAGACGACGCGCAGGAGTCCCGGGTGGTGGCCAACTTCTCCCGCAGTGCCTGGGAGGAGGTGGACGACCTGGCGGCGACCGCCGGGATCGACTACACGGTGGTAGGCAGGCGAATCATGGTCTGGGACACCCACCGGGCCATCGGACGGCTGCCGGAGCTGCGCGACGGCGACTTTTCCGACTCCCCGATCGTCACCGAGTACGGAATGCAGTTGGCCACCTTCTTCGCGGTCACCAATGGCTCCGGGGTGGTCGGGTTCACCGAGGTGCAGGCCAAGACCTACCCGTACGGGCCGATCGAGCAGTTGGCGTCGGCCTACAACGACTCCGCAGCCGCCTCCGATGAGGTACAGACGCCGGAAGCGCTGGAGAAGGCCCGGCAGGCGATGACCGAGCAGTCGAAGCGCAACATTTCGGGTCGTTGGCCGACCCCACTGGTGGTGCGCATCCCGGACAACTCGTCGCTGAGCCCCCGGGTCAACATCGGCTTCCAGCAGCTCATTCCGGGCGTCTGGCTGCCGTTGCGGAGTGTGAACACGCCGCGTCAGGTGACCCAGTGGCAGAAGCTCGACTCGGTGGACGTGGATGTGGAGGGGAACGCGGGCGAGGTGGTGAAGGTGGTGCTGTCCCCGGCCCCGAACGGCGGCAACGACCCGGATACGGCACAGGAACCGGGCGACGGCATTCCGGCTGGCGGGGGCGGCGACTTGAAGGTCTGGCCGCCGAAGATGCTGTCGATGTACCTGATGATGTACGACATTTCCGGGTCGCCCCGGCTGTCCACCCTGCACGGCAACGTGAACACGCTCCGGATGGCGTTTGCGGTGGGTGACCCACCAGCACTGGTGGGTCCGGCCTCGGAGGGCTCGTTCGCCAACTTCCAGAAGAACCTCCAACCGTTCCGTGACCGGGGTGGCAAGGTGGTGGTGTCGGTCGGCGGTGAGGGCAACGTGGTCAACATCGCGGCCCGGGACCGGTTCGTCTCCGGGATCATGGACATCCACAAGATGATCCCGCTGGACGGTCTGGACTGGGACCTGGAGGGTCCGGCGATGGCGCTTGCTGATGTGCTTGCGATCAGCACCAACCTGGCCGATCGCATCCCCGGCTTCGGGATTTCGATGGTTCCCGGCGATGTCGACGTGTACCTGCCGATTGCGGTCGAGCTGGAGCACGCAGGTCTGCTCACCCGCTACGGGCAGCAGTTCTACGATGCCCCGGTGTCGCAGGCGGCGATGATGTTCCGGATCGACGAGGCGGTGGATGCGGGGATCAACCCGGCGCACATCGACATCGGGATGAGTTCGCCCACCCCCACCGACGCCAACCACTGGACGGTGCAGCAGTGCATCGACAACTTCAACGCGGCGGAGGCAAAGTATCCGACGATCGGCGGGGCCTACTTCTGGGAGGCCAGCATGACCAACGCGCAGGACTGGTGCAATCGGGTCGGCAATGTTGTTCTGCACTAGAGGGGGGTGGACGACGTAGGCGGTGCGAATTCCTGGCGAGCCCAGGTGACCGGGCAGGACTGGATGCGTGACGTGGAGAAGCGGATCATGCATGAGGAGCGGCGTCCGTCGCTGCGAACCGCCGCCGACCTGATGGGTCCGGGGATGGGGCCGTTCAGTGTCCAGGTGACCGACTGGAACTCCGCCACCACGGTGTTCAACGGAATGCTGCACTCGCTGCCCGGGTCTTTCAACTCACCGGACGCGACCCGGTACTGGATGGGCATCAGCCAGGGCAACGCCGAAGGCTCAGGGTTGCAGCGGGTCAGTGAGTATGCCGGGCACACCACCGACATCGCCTGGCCACGGTTCACCTATCTGCGGAAGTTCTCCACCCCGATCGCTGCCGATGAGGACTTGACCGAGCGGGCCGATGGCACCGCGAACCGGGTCTGGTCACCGTGGCGGATCGAGGACAACACCCCGCCCGGGATGATCGGCCAGTACGCCAACGTGGCGATTGCGCCGAATGGCTGGCGGGTCTGCAACGGGGCGCTGTTGGTGATCGCCGACTACCCCGACCTGTACGCGGTGATCGGCACCAGCTTCAACACCGGGGGCGAGCCTGCCGGGCAGTTCCGGATTCCCACCATCGCACAGAGGGTGATCAAGATATGACGGTCTACGCTCAGTCTGACCAGGGGAGGGATCGTGCCTAAGAACTGCAACTGCGCCAGCGCGACTTGCTCCTGCCAGATCGCAGGCGCTGGCAATGCGCACATTGATGGTGTCGGATCGGAGACCAACCCGTACACGATCACCGTCGACCCGACCCGGACCGACTATGTGAACTCGTCGACGGTGACCTGGAGCCCAGTGACCGGGGCCGGGACCGAGGCGTCTCCGTACCAGGTCACCGCGTCGGCGGCGGGTGGCATCCCGTCCGGTGGTAGCACCGGTCAGTACCTGGCGAAAAAGTCGAGCACCAACTTCGACATGCAGTGGATCAGCACCACCGTGCCGCCGATGCTGTCGGCGTTCGCCGCAGCCACGTCAGGCCTGGCGTCACTGAACGCTATCCCCACCGACGTTCCTGGGATGACGGTGACGATCAACGTGCCCTCCACGGCGTCGGTTTTTCTCGTCTCGGCGGTCTTCGACTTCCAGAACACCGTCACAGGCGTAGGCACCGCTGACGGGGCAATCACGGTCGAGGGTGGGATTCAGTCTGCGCACGCCTTCTTCAACCAGGACAGCCAGACGGTCAACCAACGAGCCACTGTGCACGCCCAGGCCCGGGTAACCGGGCTGTCCGCCGGGAACCGGGTGTTCAAGGGTCAGGCCTCGGCCACCACTGGCACCGCCTACCGGGTCAACACCATCCACAGCACGATCATGGTGTGGCAGATCGCATGACGAAGGAGAGCTAATGCCTACTGGTTGCTGTGGCGGCGGGAGCTGCACCTGCAAGATCACCACACCGGAGGACAGCCGGGTGCTGATCAGTGGGTCCGGTCAGCCCGGCGACCCGATCGTGATTGATGTTGATCTGGTGGTGAAGGGCGGCGACAACGCTGTCTTCGACAACGAGATCACCGGCAACGGCACGGAGGCTGACCCATTCCTGGTCAGCACCAACTTCGCCGCCTCGGCCAAATTGGATGACGTGCCGGATGTGAACGCCCCGGCACCGTCGAACGGTCAGGTGCTGTCGTGGAACTCGACTCAGAACCGGTGGGTGCCGACGGCTCCGACGGTGGCCCCGACGGGTGCGGTGCAGCACGACGCCTCGCTGGGTGGGGACGGCTCCGCCGGGAACCCGTTGCGGGTGGTGGTCGACGCTGCGCACCTGATGGCTTCCTGGCCTGCCGGTGTCGGCCTGACCGACCTGGGCATGGCTTCGGTGACGCAGCACTTCGTCGACATGGCTGCCCGGACCGCCGGGTATCCAGCTCCTCGGCAGAACGCGCTGTCGATGCTGGACACCAACTTCGGCCAGATCGACTACTGGACGGGCACCGCCTGGGCTCCGCTGCCGAACCAGACCCGGTGGTCCAACGTCGGCCAGTTCCTGCAACTGTCCGGGCCGTGGGTCAACGGGCTTCCGGCGACGGTGATGATCCGGCAGGTTGCGACGACCACCGATGCGACCGGGGTGTTCGACATTCTGACCGCCGCCGACCTGACCGGGTACGCGGGTGTGTTGTCGGTCAACTTCCAGGAGACCGGCGCGGTGGCCTGGAAGGCGATGGCTTTTCCCAACGTGACCAAGGTGTCGGCGACGGCGTACCGGTTGACCGATGGTTCGTTGTTCATCGGCCAGCCGATCACCGGGGTGGTTCAGGTCATCCTGTACTAGAACAGCGAGAGCTGGCTGTCACCCGGGTGAGAGACCCGGGTGGTGACGAACCGGTCCACCTCGTCGGCGAGCTGCCGCCACAGTTGGCGATCCTCGTACGGGGTGTCCGGGTCGTCGGCCTTGTGCCGGAACCAGTCCCGCTGGTTGGCCAGGGTGGGGGTGCGCGAGCCGAGGTGGGCTCTGATCTTGTTGATCTCCTGCTGGTGCGCGTAGAACCAGGCCATCGCCCCGCCCCGGTCACTCAGCGGGCTTCGGGCCTTGCACGAACAGCGGGCCTGGCACTGCACGCCGTCACCCAGCAGACTCATCCGGTGGTTGCTCACAGGCTGACGCTAGCCACTGATCCAGGCTCTGGGAACCCCACCCGGTAGGTCACCTAACGGGTCGGATGTCGAGGCGCTCGGAAGGGGCTCTATCGAACCCTTTCCT